TTTTATCATACAAATTAGATTTTGCAAACTGCCCATCTGCATGATTATAGTGTAAGAATACTTGACCACATAATTGACCTTCAAAAGGCTCTCTCCAGTGTTCTAATTCACATCCAGAATAAATAAGCATATCTCCTGGTTTTAGGTCTACTTTCACACCTTTGGGTGCACCAGGCTTATGTATGTTTTTATACTCGTCTATGACGTTATTAGACCCCGTAGGATCGATAAATATAGGCCAGTTATCTCCACCTAAGTTTAGTGTAGTCGATATCTCACAGCTGGGTCTATCTTTATGTCTTCGTAATATATTACCTTTTCTATAGAGTCTTGTGTAAGAATATGTAGGCACTAATTTAAGTCCTGTCTTCTTCTGCATCACATCTATAGTTTTAACTAGCAATGTCTCCATTAATCTATCACTATATTTAGCGTAAGAGTTAGGAACTTGTGGGTCATTAAAATTACCTACAAGTTTATTGCCTGCATGAGTCACACCATTGTTTAACATCCAGTAATCTGCTTCTGCTGATATTTGTAAATATCTATAAGCTATGTCTGCTACCTCTTTTGATATAGCACCACGTATGACTTGATATTTATTTTTCTTAAAACTCATATTTGTATAAAATTATAAGATACAGATATTCTCCAATTTTTTTCACCTTTATCTGTATTCATATTTATATCAACACCGTGTGGAAGCCAAGATGGAAAAAATATCATGCGTCCTTCCATGGGTTCATAAGCACATACTCTCCATAATTGTTCAGGTAGATTATCAACTCTTCTAGGCATATGTGTATTGGGTCCTGGTCTAGGATCCTCTAAAAATAATTTACCTGAGTCCTTTGGTACTTTGATATAGTATACACCTGACCACATAGAGTTAGGATGTGTATGTGTTTTATTATAACTGTAGGTTGGATTAATATTAGCCCACATATTACCAAGTCCTAACTTACCTGTAATACCAAAATCTTGATTACACTCGTAAGCCATTTTAAATAATTCATCGATAAGAGGTTTGTATTCTTTTCTTTTATCCATATCTGTTTTACTATGCCAACCAAAACCAGAGTTTGTTTTTTTCTCTCCTTCTGGATCTGCCTTACGCCATTTTTTTATTTCTTTGAATAGATATTTGTTTAATTCTTTTGCGTTAGGTATATCTTTAAAATATACAGCAGTTGGAAATAATATTTTTCTTTGAAGTTGACTCATTTAAACGGTGGTCCTCCAAACCACATTACTAAAGATTTTCTCACACCTTTTTTAACTGGTGCAACTTTGTGTCGTAAAAATGATGCAAAGAATATAGCTTGTCCCTGTTTCAAAGCCAGCGGTTTACTATCACCCATCTCTGAAAATAAAAGATCTCCACCTGTAAATTCTGATGGATCTGATAGTAAACAAGTCATAGATATTTTACGTATTGGATTCTGACCTTCTTGACCAAATGCATTTAGATCCATGTGCCAATCATAAAAACCTTTTTTAGGATACACGGTAAACTGTGCGGGCTCTGTAAGTCTTACACCATCAAAATAAAAATGATTTAAGTTTACAATAGACAACTGATTTTCAATCACTCTATACATCTGTGGTAATTTATTAAAAGGTATCCAAGATATGGTTGTTACTCGTTTCTTGGTATCGTATTGACCTTTCTCTCCTCCACCCACTTTAGCTTGTTCAGGTGCACATTGATGACCTGCATCAATAATCATTTTACATTGTTCTGGTGTAAAGATGGGGTCTGTTGTTTGGGCAACATAAGATTGCCATCGTGGCATTCTAGGTATCATTCTCTTTGCCCCGATCCAGTTCTTGATGCTACAGGATTATAATCAACATCCACATTACAAACTAATGTTCTTCTAACTTCTTTAGTTCCGTTAAATGGATATACGCAGTGTCTCATGTCATATGGAAAAACATAAAAATCTCCTATCCTCATGTTGGGTGAATAATCTGTTTTAGAAAATTGACCATTAGCTGCACCGATAATTTGTAATCGTCCATTCATAGGTTTTGATTCTGCTGAATATTCTATGCCTGTTTCTTTTGGTAGTTTTAAAATCATAACAGATGACAAACCTGTAAATAATTTTCCTTGATGTATGTGCACAGGATTATATTCATGTGCTTTCATTTCATTAACCCAAATAGAATTTATAGATTTTTGTGTTGGACCTATCTTGTTCCAATTTGTGTAGTGATCAAAGATGCTATGAAACCATTTCAGTATATCATCCGGTAAGAAACAATGTTGATGCATCTTATCGTTGTTTGGACCTGAGTAAAATAAAGATACTTCGTCTTGTATCTTACCCACTAACTGTTTGTTAGCTTTCGGTAATTGTTTCTTTTGTCTTTCGTAAATTTCATTAAGACCTACGAAAATTTCTAAAGGAACTTGATACTTTAATATAGTTTGTCCTAGATATACAAAATCAAATTTCATTTTTCTTCCTAATTTCTGTTGCGGATATAGATTCTATTTTTTCTGGTAAAGATATTTTTTCTATCGCATATCCGACATCTCTACCATAACATATGTTTGTAATATTTGGAACTCTTATTACTACGTACTTACCATGATATGACCTTAATTTTTTATTTATTTTTCTTTTTACAGTTTTAAATGGATATGGGTTTTTTTCACCTGTGCAAGATCTAACCATGATTACAACTTGGCCTGTTTTTTGTAATATTTTTTTAAATAATTCAAAATGGCCATCATGAAAAGGTTGATATCTTCCTAACATTTGAGCAGTTGGTTTATTGTAATCTATCACGTATCTCCTTTATAATATGACTATAATTAAAATCTTTTATTTCGTAAGTGCAATGAGTAGGTTTTTCAAACATTTTATTCGTATCTTCAAATCTACCTTCTTTAATTGTATTCATCCAAATTTTAATATCATAATCAGATCTGTTTTCATCATAGGGACAAATAAAATCAATAACAGATGGACCATCAGCTAAACTAGCTAAACAATACATTCTCTCAGCTTGACGCAATCTACCTTCCATGGAAAAATCCCAGTCGTTAAACATTTTTCTAATTTCGTCTGCATTAAAATAAGCCATGTTAACAGCAAGCTGTCTTGCAAAAGTAGTTTTACCGGAACCAGGTAATCCAAAAACTAATATCTTAAATGAATTTAATCTTTCCATATGTCTTTATAATTTCTTGTGGTAATACTTTTTTAATATCTCTTTTTGTTTTTGTCAAAGATTTTGTTTTTATAGTATGCATATCTTTGCCAAATATAGTATCATCATATCGTAAACCATTTACTTCTACTTGTTTAAAATTTTTAAATCTATGTTTGTATTTTGGTATACCTAAAAATTTGTATATCCTATCAATTGTTTCTTGTGGTTTATCTACAATCTCATGATAGTCTACAAAAAGAACATGATGTTTGTTTTCTGGTTTTAATAAATTAGACATACATTTTAATTCTTTTACTATTTGTCCTTCTTCATGCATGAGTTTGTGACAGGCTTGTGTAGGCGATCCTAATTTTCTAATATAGTTATCAGGTGTTTTATTTGCCCAAGCTATCCATGAGGCTAGCACTTCTAATATAGGTCTCACTAAAAATATAATTTTTACATTAGGATCTAAATGTTTTTTTATTAATTTTAAATTACCTTCTGTGCCAGCAGGACCACGATCTATAATATATTTATAATTCCAATCTTTATAATAGTTATCAAACACAGAATTTAAAACATTATCTAATGATTTATAATCTGGAAAGTTTTGAAATACATCCGTTATCTTTAATAAAAATAAATCTTTTATTATTTCAAGAGTAATAGAATTAGGTGTGCAACATATATCAGGGTTTTGATTTAATATTGATGTAAGAATAGTATTACCTGCTCTAGGAAAACCAGCAAGAAAAAATATTTTTTTACTTGGTAATCTTTTTTGTTTTTTTGGCATCTAACGATAATGTATTTTCTTTCAAACCTTTTTCTAAAGACTCTAATTGACCCATTATATTAAACACTTCAGGTTGTGTTGTTCCTGGGGTTATAGTTTCTTTTTGTCTTTGAAATCTTAATAGATAAGATTTAGCTTGGTGTGTGTTTACATCTTTTTTATCAAAGTTGCCATCGTCAAATTCTTTTTTAAGTTTAGACCAAAGAGAAACTTCTCTCATTCTATGTTTAGCAACAAGTTCCATCTGTGCTTTACCATATAATTTTTCTTCCAGCTCTACTTGTTTAAGTTCTTTCTCTAATGGGTCTTTTTCTTTTTTAATATCTCTTTGTAATTTTTTTATTTCAACATCATTTTTTCTAGCTTCAAATGATAGGTGAACTAAATTTTCAAAGTGTGTATTCTGTTCTCTTACGGATTGCCAATACTTTGCAGCATTAGTTGGATATTTATTATCTGATAACACAGAGAATCTCATCTCTGTTTCTGTACGAAACATTTGTTTCTTCATCCATGTATCTTGTAACTCTGGTATTAATTTTTTAAAATTTTTAACATCCTCTTTATCTAAGATGTTTGTTAAATACTTTGACTCTGTTTCTAGCTTGGTAGCTATATTACGTTTTTCTTTTGACATGTTTCTCCTTTATTTACTTCTAATCTCTTTATATACCTTTCTATATAAAGGTCAAGTCTACGATAATGTTACATCAGATAACACGTTATCTGCTGTAAATTCTTCTGTTGCAGCTGTAGTTGGATAAGCACCAAAAACTAACGCTGATGCAGATACTCCCGCACCTCCTGAATTATTTCTTGCAGTTCCCATGTCATTAACCTCTGTCCAACTAGAACCATTCCATGATTCTGTGTTACCAACATTTGTGCTAGTATATCCTCCAAATGCTAAAGCTTGACCAGTGCCATCACCGTCTCCAGAAAGAGCATACCTTGATGTATTTAAATTATTAACTTCTGTCCATGCTGTGCCATCCCATATTTCTGTGTTTGCTGTGTGTGCTGTTCCTGTATAACCACCTGCTTTTAAAGCATTGTTAGAACTAGTGTGACCTGCACGTGCAAATTGTCTAACTCCAGTATTAAGTTCTGACACTTCCGTCCAAGAGCTACCATCCCAAGTTTCTACTTTGTCATCATGATCAGTGGGTTCACCACCTATAATTATTCCTGAAGTTTGAACTCCTGCTCCTGAAAAATATCCTCTAGGAGTGTTTATGTCTGATATCTCAGTCCAACTAGTTCCTCCCCAAGATTCAGCTTTTGCAGAATAACCTGAACCAGGTGAACCCCCTGCACCTATTGCAGCAGTGGTAGTACCAAATGTTGCTATGTATCTTCTTCCGACATTTAAATCATTAAGTTCAGTCCAAGTAGTCCCATTATATAATTCTGTTTGACCTTTCGGACTAGGATCTGCACCAATCGCTAATGCTGCAGTGTTAGAATGACCTGCTCCACCTCTTGCGTGAGATGAAACATTCATGTCTCCACCAGTTGCCCATGTTGCAGCGGGTATCCCAGCCGCTTTTCCAAAACCTTTTAACGCTGTGCCTCCAGATAAAAATAAATCACCCTCTGTTAAAATATCTGCTGTCACTGGCGGAAAATCCCATTGTTCACTATTAGTTGTAAGTGATCCTGTGTATTGCCCTGCTATTATACCCGATGTTGATGTTCCACCTCCCGATCCAGCGTTAGCAAGTGACGCCGTTCCTAAATCGTTTACTTCAGTCCAAGTAGATCCATTCCATGATTCTGTTTTTGCAGTATAAGGTGGCGTGCTACCACCACAAACTATTTGTGCAGTAGATGTTCCAAAACCCCACTGGTGTTCACGGGCTGTATTTAAATCTGATGTTTCTGACCAAGAGCTTCCATTAAATTGTTCTACGTTGGCCATAATAGGTGGTTGTCCACCTGAGTATATTGCAGCTGAACCACTTCCAAGATTTGATTGTCCTCCTGCTCGTCTTGAAGTATTTAAATCACCTGTTTCTGTCCAAGCAGATCCGTTGTATTTTTCAGTGTTACCTGTTACTGGAAGTCCACCATAAATTAAACCATCAGTCGTGGTTCCTGAAGCACCTAAATAACCTCTAGGAGTGTTACTTGCTGTTCCAGATGTCCAACTTGATCCGTTCCAATTTTCAGTGGCAGTTGTATATGATCCAGAATATCCTCCTGTGACTAGTGCAGCAGATGGAGTGCCAAGAGTTCCTGCAGCATATCTAGCTGTTCCTAAATCACTAGCCTCTGTCCAAGAGGACCCATCAAATTGTTCATGAAGAGCACTTCTATTAGGACTAGCTGGTGGAATAGCACCACCAACAATATAAGAAGCACCTTGAGTAGCACCAGCCCCTGGAACTTGAAACCTAGCAGTGTTTATAGCTGGACCACTAGTCCAAGACCCAACATTTTCAACTGGATCTGTGTCTCTTGATTGTACTGTTATGCCTTTTACTTCTTTATACGTTGCCATAATTAACTCGCTGTAATTGTTTTGTTAGCCACATCAGCTGCCCATTCTTCTGATGCACCAGAGTATGCAGTCCCTGTGTATCCTCCAGAATACAAAGCTGAAGTAGAACTACTAGCTGGTCCTTGCGATGATGCTCCTGCATATCTAGCAGTGGACATATCATTAAGTTCTGTCCAACTAGTTCCGTTCCAAAATTCTGTGTATCTTGATGTTGTGTTACCAGGTAAAGAAGGTGAACCACCAGGTCTATTACCCATAGACATTATAAAAGCAGTTTGTGTGCCAGCTCCTCTAACACTTTGTCTAGAGGTATTAGATTCTGTTGTTTCTGTCCAACTCGATCCATCCCATAATTCTACTTCATCGGAACCAAAAGGCGCTTTATAACCATTTGCTCCAATCGCAAGAGTTTGAATACCGCCCCCTGCAAGATTACCTCTAGCGTTGTTCATATTAGCTCCTTCAGTAAATGCAGACCCATTCCAAAGTTCAGTATAATTGTTACTATTTCCAAAAAATAAAGCTGCTGTTGTTATTCCACACTGAGATCTATCATTAGTGGAGTCATTTGTTTCAGTTGATTCTGTCCAGTTTGTTCCATCCCATTGCTCGTTGTCTGTTCCGTATGATGGAGCAGGAGATCCACCTACAGCCATTGCTGCAGTTTGTAATCCAGTCACCGAGTGATATTGTTTTGCAGCATTTAAATTATTAACCTCAGTCCATGCTGATCCATCAAATAATTCTGTATTAGCTGTCACTGGGTTTTGTCCACCACAAATTAATGAGGCAGTTGTAGAACCAGCACCACCACAAAAATATCTAGTGCTTGTATTCAAAGAAGGTGCAGACGCCCATGTTGCACCAGCCATGTCTGTTATTGTTTCTTTAAAAGTGTTTGTTGTTGAATTAAAATATAATTGTCCTATATTTTGTTGAACGAAATCTGATGGTGCTGTAAATTCTTCTGTTTGTGCTTTTGGACTTGTGTTTCCTCCAAACGCTACCGCTGAGTCTGATGTTCCTGCACCTGCTAATCCACCTCTAGCCGTTGCTAAATCCGCCACCTCAGTCCAAGAACTTCCATCCCAATTTTCTGTTTTTCCCGTTACAGAAGGTGTATTTCCTCCAAAGGCTAAAGAGCTTGTGCTACTGTCTCCTGCTCCATCTAAACTTCCCCTTGCAGTGTTCATGTCGGTTGTTTCAGTCCAACTTGTTCCATCCCAAGTTTCTGTTTTGCTTGTATAAGTAATACTTGCTGTTGGAGGTGGTGTTCCACCAAAAGCTACCGCACTTGTAGTTGTTCCCCTAGCACATAACTCTTCTCTAGCTGTATTTAAATTGTTAACTTCAGTCCAATTTGTTCCATCAAATAATTCAGTGTTTGCTGTTTGTGGAGGTCTAGGTTGTCCACCAGCTGCCATAGCAGCGGTTGAAACCCCACAACCACCAAGAGCTTGTCTAGCTTCATTTAAATCATTAACTTCAGTCCACGCTGATCCATTCCATGATTCATTGTTAGCTAAAGTAGAACTAGGACCATATCCTCCAAAACCCAAAGCAGCTGTAGTTGTTCCAGCGCCACCTAAATTATTTCCTCTACCGGTGTTTAAATCTGCCTTTTCTGTCCAAGAAGTTCCATTGTACTCTTCGTTGTAAGCACCATTAGAGCCCACTGGATCACCACCAAAATACAAAGCGGCTGTTTGAGTTCCTGTCCCTCCACCGTTACCTCTACCATTATTTAAATCGCCACCACTAGCCCATGTACCACCAGCTGCTTGAGACGCAATAGTGTCCGTTGCCAGTGTTTGAACTGTAAATCCTTTTATATTTTTATACTCTGCCATAGGCTAAAGACTATGGAAGATTATATAATGCTGGTCTAGGTTGTCTCTCTTGATCTTCAGCTGGCAATGCATCCCAAGCAGCTTGTGCCGCTTCGATTTCACCAGTAACGATAGCTTGTGCTTCTTCTTTTGTCTTAATCGCACCGCTTACTTTACTGATCCATTGATCACCATAAAGATTATCGCCTACAACCCATACTTCACCAGGATGACCTGAAAGGTGAAACTGTCTTCTCTCTTCGTGAGTGAAAAAGTTTTTACCCCAGTTAGTCGCTGTACAGTATTTATATGCCATAGTTGCTTCCTCCTTTTCTTAATTTATATTCCATTATTAACTCGTTGTCACCGTTTTAATTAAAACTTCTGCTGCATCAAATTCTTCTGTAGAATTTGAGTATGCAGGAGCAGTTCTACCACCAAATATTATTGCAGAAGTAGCACTGGATTTACCGCCATCACCAGATTGTCTTTTAGTTGCATTTTCTGCAATTTCTGTCCAAGCTGTTCCATTCCAATGTTCAACGTACGCAGCAGGTGTAGGATTAGGAACAAAAGCTGTTAATGCATCTGTTTGAGTTCCTGAACAGGATAATCTTCCCCCTGAAGTGTTATTTTTTTCTGCTACGGTTGTCCAACTTGTTCCATCCCAAGTTTCTACTTCTTTACTAGTGGGGCTAGGATATCCACCTACTCTAATTGCAGCTGTATAGGGTCCAGTTTGACCTCCATAATGTCTAGCTGTATTTAAATCGTTTACCTCTGTCCATGAGCTTCCATCCCATGATTCTGTTTTTCCAGTATTTGCTCCTGGAGGATAATCATATCTTCCAGAACCTAAGGCTGCAGTAGACGTTCCACTTCCAGCAATACCATATCCCGCTGTTCCTAAATCAGCGACCTCTGTCCACGAGGAACCATCCCAAGTTTCACAAACACTTTTTCCTCTAGGACTTGATGAAGGAGTTCCTCCTCCAATTAAAATACCATTTGTTCCAATGACTCCTGCCCCTGCTCTATGATTCAACGCGCTATTAACTTCCGCAACCTCAGTCCAAGAAGTACCATTATAATTTTCTACGTTGCTTACAGTTGGAGGAGCAACATATCCTGTTGCACCAATAGCTGAAGTTTGAGAACCAAAACCTGCAAGATAGGATCTTGCCGTATTCATGTTACCACCAGATGCCCATGTTCCAATAGGCGCTCCACCTGTGTTTACAGTTTTAAATTGTCCTGTCGTGGAGTTGTAATAAAAATCTCCAGCTTGTGCTTCAGTTGGACTTGGATCTTCTGTACGGGTTTGCACTTGAAACCCCTTTATACCTTTATACTCAGCCATTATTATTTATCCTTTAATAGCCAACCTTGAGTCGAGTCTACGTAAACCAATGTAAAACCAGCTCTTTCGGTTGACACTGTTAAATCTGCCGACGCACCCTGTATCTTGTGTGAGTTTCTTCCTATTGTTATATTATTTGTGTCCGCTGTTCCAGCATAGTCAATAACTGATACTTCATCACCTTGTGTTGCTGATGATGGTAAAGTCATTGTAATTGCTGATGAAGATGTATCTACAAAATAACCTTCACCTGCAACCATAGTTGTATTAGATGTTTTAACAGATTGCCAAGACGTTCCTCCAGATACTTCAGCAAAAGATAATTGACCAACACCTGTTGTGCCTGATCCTGTTACTGATGCAACTTTTAAAAATCTGTCTGCTGTTACGTTGCCTGTAGGGAACTTTAATTCGTATGATTGACCGGACGAGTGGGGCGGACTGGTCAGCTTAATACCGTGGGAGTTGGACTCGCAGTTAAGTTGAATTGACCCTGGATTATCTGCACCCATAGCTTCGATAACACCAGTTCCTTTTGGTCTTAATCTTAAATTAAGATTTGAGTCACCTCCAACTGCACCAATTTGTGCACCGCCGCCTGTTGCAGCGTTTGTAATATCAATATGGTTTACTGCTGATGATGTTGTTTCAAAAATTAATTGTTCATTTCCGTTTTCATCTCTAATACCATGAGCATCATCAAAGTCTATCATGAAAGAATTAGTATCTAAATTACCACCTAATTGAGGTGATGTATCATCTACAACATCTCCACCTGTTTGAATCTCAATCATGTTTGGATTTGTTGTATCTGGATTACCAGAAGCAAAAATTATTTTAGTTGTTTTTGTTGTAGCGGAATAAGTAAAGCTATCACCTGTTCCTGTAGCATATTTAAATTGTACCGTGTATGCGCCTGATGTTGAATTTTTTAAAATGTAAAAGTTTTGAACGTCGTTTGGAATTGTAACAATTTGATTACCTGTAATTGTACCAGTAAATTCTATCATTCTGTGTGCAAGTTCTGCACCAGTTGACCCGTCACTGACAGCTAAAGCTGTTGTCTGAGCACCACCTGCTATGGATTTCTGTATAAATCCACCAGATATTTGTTCAATAATATCTAAGTTGGTATTTGTTTTTGTTCCCCATGTACCGGCATTTTCGCCAGTAGCCATTTTTTCTATACCCAAAGGTGTAAATGTTGATGCCATATTAAGCTGCTTCTCCTGTTACATCGTTATAGCTGGTATTTGATCCAGTTGCAACATCTGAATACGATGTATTCGAACCTGTTGAAATATCACTATACGACGTGTTTGAACCGGTGTCAATATCTGCATAAGCTTTAACATTTACTGTTCCTATTCTTACTGCAGTCGATTGTCCAGTTAATCCCATAACTTGGTCTTTTGGATCTATGCTCCCTACAGAGGACGTAGCAGAAACACCTGTTAATCCCATAATATCTGCAGGCGCTAAAGCTCCTACCGCAGCTGTAGCTGCTTGACCTGTTAATGTGACGGCTACAGATCCTGTTCCTAATATTGTGCCTAAACTAAAATCTGCTTGCACACCTGTTAAAGTTACATCTTCATTTGGTACAACAACAGATCCTAATGAAGTTGTTATTGAAAAACCAGAAGGGAAAACAGCTGTTCCAACAAAAGATATAGGTGTTCCTAATGTAGAAGTTATTGATTGTCCTGTTACAGATACATCTTCGTTTGGTGCAACTGCTGATCCTTGAGAAACAGTAATTTCTTGTCCTGTTAAACCTACAAACTGATCTGCAGGATCTACTACACCAATCGCTGAAGTAATAGACTGACCCGTTATTGTTGGTGTCACAGAAATATCTGGTGTTGCTGTTCCTAATGATGATGTAATCGAGATACCAGTGACTGAAACTGTTTTAGGTATTACTGGTGAAATAGAACCAACTGATGCTGTAGAAGAGTTTCCTGATAATGTAATATCAGCAGTTCCTGATAGTGTTAAAGAGCCAACACTAAAAGTTGCAGATAATCCTGTTAATGTAATTGTTTCGTCAGCAAGGTTTCCCCAACCACTATCGCCCCACGCTTTTGCACCCCAACCGGTTGCAAGTAAAGCATCTTCATTCCAATATGCTTGGCCCCAGGTGAATCTACCCCATCCTGATTGAACCGACATCTTGGTCCTCCTATGCTAATCTGATGATAGCGTTTGATGCGTCTGCTGCTGGAAACTGAATTGTAAAAGTTCCGTTAGTTGCTGTTTTATCGGAACCAAAAGCTATAGCTGCCACTGCCGCATTTGTTGCAGATGAATTGTAAATTAATGCACCGTTAGCTGTGAAAGTAGCTGATGAAAAACTTACGTCTGCGAAATCACAAAGTGCAGTTGTGCTTGAAGCAACTGGAGTTACGCTTGTTAACGTAGCACCACCAGAAGTATAAGCAGTCCCAGATGTGTTTGTAATTTCTTCTGAAGTTGTGAAAGCCGTAGTTGATGCTCCAAGAGTTGCGTCGCTATCATACAAAGCAATTTTAAAAGTGTTACCAGTCGTTGCTGTAAAATTGTGCACACCTTTTAAAAGTTCTACTTTAAAACTTGTACAAATTGCCGATGTTATTGCCATATCTTATCTCCTAAGGGTTCGTTGATGGTATTGATAATCTGACAGCGCCGTCGGTATAGTCATCTCGTCTTCTTCTGCCAATTTGTTCAACACCAAACTTATCTACTTCCTGTTTATACTTTTGCTCGTATAATGTCAACATATCTGCTGGGCCTTTCAAAAAAGCATATGTCTCTGCTAAACAGCAGTATAATAGGCCATTTGGAAAGTTTAAGCTAATATAATTACTAGTATTATCAGAGGCTAAAGTAGCCGGCATCTTATTGTAATGAACCCTAAATTTATAATTTGTGTTTGGCGTAGGGGCTAAAAAAATACGCCCAGAATTAGTATCTCCATCTCCAGTGGCATTACCAAACATTGCATAATATTTTGGTCTACCCTGCGCTGCAGAAGTCCCTGTAATAGGTTGATACTCTTGCAAGTATGTTACATCTTTTTTTTCTAACCAAACATTACTACCTGTTAAAACAGCGCTTGAATCATAAACTTGTATACCTCTAATAAACAAAGCTCCACCTGGAGCATTTATAGTTTCTTGACCTGGAACTAAATTACCAGACTGTTGTCTTCTATCTGCATCGATAGGGACATCACGCATTATTCTATATTGCGCATTTAAAATAATATTTTCTAAAATATCTGTTGTTAATACATTAGAATCTACCTCTGTGTAGTTTCTAATTTGTGTGACTAATCCTGAATAACTTAATCCTGCCATTATGGTGTTAATGTTGCCGGTCCAGCCGTAACTAACATTCCTCCTGCTCTTTCCGTTACCGTAGGAGTTGATCCTAATGTAAACGTATAATTATTTGTTCCTGTAACTGTTATACTAAATCCTGAAGAATTTTCAAATGCTGTAAATGCTACGCCTCCAGGTGACCCATCAACGTTTCTAAAGACAACTGTATCTGAATTTGATCTACCATGACTAGGTTCCGTCACCGTAATTGTAGTGCTACCTGATGTAATATTAAATGGATTACCAGGTAATAAACGATCTGTAGCTGGTTCTGTTCTAGCAGGTTTTGCATTTTGTAAACCTTGAGGATCTGCTCCATGTGCTCTTGGTTCTAATTGTGGCTGTTTAGGTTCAAACTCAGATATATGCACTCTAGAACCATTCCATTCTTGAACCATTTCTTTATATGGAAACTCCATTCCTGATCTATCAGATATAAATTTAGCATATTTACCTTTTGCAAAATTAGACATTTGGATAATAAGTTTTAGGGGTTATGTAAGAACTCGATGATGAACCATCTTCAGCCAAGGCTCTTTGTAATTCATCTTCATAATACAGTTTCATTTGTTGTGATAATTCAGGCTTAAATTTTTGTGCTAAATAAAAAGCTAATCCAGATACCATACAAGGTACAAATCTATATGGCACATCTGTAGCGTTAGTATAATCACCTATATCTTGTATTCTTTTAACAAAGTAAAAATTAATTGTATTACCAGCTTCTGATGATCCTGGTGTTAAGTATAAAGTGATTGTAACTTTATCTATGAATCTTTGAACGTAGTATTGTGACGGCTGACCTGTTGATGTTTTATTAGAAAGAGCTTGATACGTAGATCTATTTATTTTTGTAAGAGGTGAATCAACACTTGAAGAGTTTCTGTAAACAGCTTCTAATACATCATCAACACCATACACAGCAGTGGCATCAGAAGTGCCATCACCTGTAGATCTAAACATAGTGTAAACGGCTTGACCATTAACTAATGTGATTGAGTTGTTTCCTATTTGCCAATAATGAAGTCCTCTATTACCCCATTCTTGAAATAGAATATTTAGAGATCTTCGTGCTTGACGCAACTGATTACCAGAAACACCTTGCAAACCTATTCTCTCATATGCCTCTTCAATTATCTCGTCAATAGCAAATGTTTTATCAAAAGTTGTTGTACCCGAAGTAGTGTTAGCCATCTAACCTCCTACTTATCTATCATCAACGTCGCTGCTGTTACGTTTGGTATTGCAGATACTTTCATTCCGCCTGGAAAAAGTACACCGTCTTCTGGAATGTTAAATGCAAAAACATCACCGTTAGCAACATCACCTTGAAATAAAGTTGTACTATCTGTGTTATCTTGCAAAGTTATGCCTCCAGCAGATCCTCCACCATCAGAAACAAGAATTAATCCTCTTAATCTAGTTCTTCCTGCGAACACTGCACCAGTTCCTGTAACTCTTACTGCTTTTACATCTGACTTCATATTTTATCTCCTTATTGGTGTGGGTGAGTATCAAGATCAAAAAGTCTCGAAGTTTCTCACCCACATAATTATTAACTTA